TGCTCCAGCGGCTGGCGCAGCGCCTGCACGGTCGCGCCGTCGAACTCGGCCAGCTCGTCCAGGAACAGGACGCCGAGGTGGCGGGGTACTCGCGAGGCACCCATCAGGGGGGGGGGGGGCCCCGTGGTCCTCCTCGTCTTGCGGGGGGCCAGCGTGAATGGCCTGACTGCACGTCCCCTCTGTGGACTCGCCCTCTGCGCCGGAGCCCGGGGACTGGAGCTCGGGCTCCGCCTCGCCCTCGGAGACGGCTACAGAACTGTGGGCTACATCGAGCGGGACGCCTATGCGGCGGCCGTCCTCGTGGCTCGGATGGAAGACGAGGCCCTGGATCGCGCTGTTGTCTGGGACGACCTCGCGACCTTCAACGGCCTCCCGTGGCGCGGACGCGTGGATCTCATCTCTGCCGGCTTTCCGTGCACTCCCGCCAGCACCGCCGGACGACGTCGCGGGACCGCCGACGAGCGATGGCTCTGGCCAGAGCTCGTTCGCGTTGTCCGCGCAGTTGACCCTCGCCTGGTCTTCGTCGAGAACGTCTCCGCCCTCCTCACCGTCAACGGAGGAGCCGCCTTCGGAGAGGTCGTGGAAGACCTGGCCACGCTCGGGTTCGATGCGGAGTGGGGATGTCTCAAGGCGTCCGCCGTTGGCTCCCCGCACCTTCGCGAGCGCCTCTTCCTGCTGGCCTACCGCCACGGCAATGGATGCGAACTCCTCGGGCGCGGCGGGCTACTCGACGGAGGGTGGGCGGCATCCGGGGACGACGCTGACGGACGCGGCGGTGCGGCTCTGGCCGACGCCGGACGCTCAGGCGATCAACGACAGCGAGGAGCCGGATACCTGGCTCGACCGCCGGGAGCGGGAGAAGGCCAAGGGCCAGAACGGGAACGGGATGGGGACGCCGCTCGCGATGGCGGCGAAGCTCTGGGCCTCGCCAACGGCCAGCGACGGCAACTCGCGGACGACGGACCCGGAGACGAACCGGGAGGGAACGTTAAGCCTGACCGGGCAGGCCCTTCTCTGGGCAACCCCCATGGCGATGGACGGCGTGAAGCCGTCGGCCGGGAAGCGCGCGGCGGACGATCTGACGCACCAGGCGGCGCTCTGGGGCACGCCTCGGGCGAACGACTGGAAGGACGACTCGCCGGGCTCGGCGCCCGTGAACGGCTTCCTTTCCCGCCAGGTCCAGGCGAGCGAGACGCCTGGGCAGCCATCCTCGCCGAGCGACCGGACCTCGCCCCGGCGACTCAATCCGGCGTTCGTCTGCTGGCTGATGGGCTGGCCGGAGGGGTGGAGCGACGCTGGCCGGTCCCTCGCGCCGACGAGCTTCGCGGGCTGGGAAACGGTGTCGTCCCGCTGGCTGCTGCGGTGGCGTTCCTCGTCCTCGCCGAGAGGGCTGGGCTGATGGCCCCACCGTCCCTCGCCCAGGTCGCGGAGAGCCTCCGGTGAGCGCCTACGTCGAGTTCCTGGCGTCGAAGGCGCAGCTCGACGGGGCGACCGGGGTCGAGCCCGTCTGGATGCCGGACTTCCTCTTCCCGTTCCAGCGGCAGCTCACCGAGTGGGCCATTCGCCAGGGCCGTGCCGGGCTGTTCGAGGACTGCGGGCTGGGGAAGGCCGTCCAGGCCCTCGTCTGGGCCGAGAACGTCCGCCGGACCACCGGCAAGCCGGTCCTGTTCCTGACCCCGCTCGGCGTCACCCACCAGATCGTCGCGGAGGCCGTCAAGTTCGGCATCGACGCGGCCATCTCGCGGGACGGCAAGGTCACGGCCGGGATCACGGTCGCGAACTACGACCGGCTGCACCACTTCAACCCCGATGACTTCGGCGGGGTCGTGGGGGACGAGTCGAGCGCGATCAAGGCGTTCGACGGAGCGCTCAGGGCTGCGGTCACCGAGTTCATGCGGCGGATGCGCTTCCGGCTGCTCTGCACCGCGACGGCGGCACCGAACGACTACGTCGAGCTGGGCACGTCCAGCGAGGCCCTCGGCTACCTGGGCCACATGGACATGCTCGCCCGGTTCTTCACGACCAACCAGCGCACCAGCTTCCGGCGCGGCGAGCCCGGAGGAGCCGCCTGGCGGTTCAAGGGCCACGCCGAGCAGCCGTTCTGGCGCTGGGTCGCCTCGTGGGCGCGGGCTATCCGCAAGCCGTCCGACCTCGGCTTCCCGGATGACGGGTTCGTGCTGCCCCCGCTGGAGTACCGCCAGCACGTCGTGACGGCGCGCACGCGGGCCGAGGGGATGCTGTTCGACCTCCCCGCCAACGGCCTGCACGAGGAGCGCGAGGAGCAGCGCCGGACGATCGCGGAGCGCTGCGAGATGGCCGCCGAGCTCCTCGCCGACGCGGATACCGCCATCGCCTGGTGCCACCTCAACGACGAGGGGGACCTGCTGACGAAGCTGATCCCCGGCGCCGTCCAGGTGGCCGGCAAGGATCACCCCGACCAGAAGGAGGAGGCACTAAGGGCATTCGGGGAGGGCCAGATCCGGGTTCTGGTCACGAAGCCCTCGATTGCCGCATGGGGACTCAACTACCAGCACTGCCACCGGATGACCTACTTCCCCTCGCACTCGTACGAGGCGAAGTACCAGGCCGTGCACCGCTGCCACCGCTTCGGCCAGTGCCACCCCGTGCGGGTCGACCTCGTGACCACCGAGGCCGGGGTGAACATGCTCCGAAACCTCGAACGCAAGACGGCCCAGGCGGACGCCATGTTCGACGCCCTGGTCCTGCACATGCAGGACGCGCTCTCCATCCGACGCAGCGACCCATTCGACACACGCATGGAGGTGCCCGCATGGCTGACGTCCTGACCCAGGAGATCACCGACCGCTACGCGATCTGGAACGGCGACTGCCTCGATGTGCTCCCGGAGCTCCCGGCCGAGTCCGTGGGGCTCACGGTGTACTCGCCGCCCTTCGCCACCTCGGCTGGCGGCCTGTACCACTACAGCTCCAGCGAGCGGGACCTCTCGAACAGCCGCACCTACGAGGAGTTCTTCGCCCACTACGAGTTCGTGGTCCGCGAACTCCACCGGGTGACCATGCCGGGCCGGATCTCGGCGGTCCACTGCATGGATGTCCCGACGGGGAACAGCGGACACAACGACGCCCTCACGGACTTCCCCGGTGACATCATCCGCCTCCACGCGCGGCTCGGGTTCGACTACGTCTCCCGCCGGGTCATTTGGAAGGAGCCGCTGGCCGTCCGCAACCGGACCATGGTCAAGGGGCTCGCGCACCGGACGATCGTGGATGACGCCTCCCAGTCCACCGTGGCCGGGGCGGACTTCCTGCTCGCCTTCCGCAAGCGAGGAGACAACCCGGTGCCGGTCGCTCATCCGAACGGGCTGACGGACTACGCCGGCGCCCGCCAGGTGCCGGCCGAACTGCACCGGTGGCGCGGCTGGACGGGCAACCAGATCGAGAACAGGTTCTCGCACTGGATCTGGCGGCAGTACGCCTCGTCGGTCTGGGATGACATCCGCGGCAACCAAGGCGATCCGGCAAAGGACCGCGGCGGCGTGCTGCCCTACCGCGAGGCCCGGGACGAGGAGGACGAGAAGCACGTCCACGCACTCCAGCTCGACGTGATCCGTCGCGCAGTGGTGCTCTGGAGCAACCCCGGCGAGCGGGTCCTGACGCCGTTTATGGGCGTCGGCTGCGAGGGCTGCGCGGCGGTCGAGGCCGGGCGCTTCGGGCTCGGAGTGGAGCTGAAGCCGAGCTACTACCGCCAGGCGGTGAAGAACCTGCGCTCGATCGGGGACGAGGCCCAGGAGCAATCGCTGCTGGGGTTGATGGGCGATGGCCCCGCTCTATCGGTGGTCGACGGGCTCGGGAACGCCGAGGAGGCTTCCGCGTGAGGACCGCCCCGTGATCCTCCTCGCCGCCCTGCGCGACGGCCGGATCTCCGTCTGTGACGACCGTTGCTGGCGAGCAACTGACCCCCGGTGTGTCTGCCTGTGCCTGGGCCTCTGTCACGGCGTAGGCCCCGAGGAGGCCGCCCGCCGCATCGCCACCCTGGACCTCGCGACCCTGGCCGGCGCCGTCGCCATGCCCACGCTCCCCTTCCGAGCCGCTGAGAGCCTCGTGGCGATGCCGGAGCCGCTCATGGCGACCGCTGGGCCTGTGGTTGCGTCACGGCCACGAGGGCGCGTGCGGCGTCCAGGGGAGGGCGCCTGCGCTGACTGCGGCGAGCCGCTTGGGGGCGCGGTGGCGGCCTGGTTGGACTCCACCACGCAGCTCTGCTCGGACTGCCTGGCGCGGCTGTGGAGGTCGGCGTGATCGAGCGCTTCTACCTCGGCGCGCATCACCCGGACTGGCTGGAGCGCACCCCGGCTCCGCTGTTCGTCAGCCATCGGCGACTCTCGGCTCGGCGCACCCTACCGCGGGCCGTCGGCCCCTGGGCGCTGGACTCGGGCGGCTTCACGGAGCTGTCCATGCACGGTGCCTGGAAGACATCGGCCGCCGAGTACGTCGATGCGGTCCGGCTCTACGCGCACGAGATCGGCAACCTGGAATGGGCGGCGCCGCAGGACTGGATGTGCGAGCCGATGATGCTGGCCCAGACGGGCTTGACGGTCGACGAGCACCAGGAGCGGACCGTGGCGAACTTCCTCGAGCTGCGCGCTCTGGCCCCGCAGCTGCCATTCGTCCCCGTCCTCCAGGGCTGGGCGCTCGCCGACTACCTGCGCTGCGTCGAGATGTACGACCGCGCCGGCGTCGATCTGCGCGCGGAGCCGCTCGTGGGCCTGGGATCGGTCTGCCGGCGCCAGTCCACGGACGAGATCCGCGAGATAACGGAGACCCTCGCCGGGCTCGGGCTGCGGCTCCACGGCTTCGGTGTCAAGACGTCGGGGCTGGCGCGCTACGCCGAACACCTGGCCTCGGCGGACTCGATGGCCTGGAGCTACGACGCCCGGCGGTCGGCGCCGCTTCTGGGCCACACGCACAAGAACTGCGCGAACTGCCTGTCCTGGGCGCTGGCGTGGCTTGAGCGGGTCGAGAGGCGCGTGGACGAGGTGCAGCTCAGCCTGACGCTGGGGAGGGCTTCGTGACCCACTGGCACCTCTCCTGGCGAGCCGACCCCCGCGCGCTGCCGCTGGCCGACCGGCACTACAACCGGCAGAAGATCGGGGCGCCGCAGTTCGTGCCGCCGGGCTCCTGCCTCGTCCTGCTCACGGCCGACGCCGACGCGCTCTGGGTCACCTCGGCGCCGATCGCCGAGTACGTGCAGCACGCCTGGGCCGGAGCCTGGGTCTGCTCGCTGTTCAGGAATGAGGGACCGGTCCTCTCGTCCGAGCTGGTCCGGGGGGCGGTCGCGGCGACGCGCGCTCGGCTCGCTGACCCCCCCCCCGGTGCTGGGCATGGTGACGTTCGTCGATCCGACCCAGACGCGGCGGAAGCGCGACCCCGGCCGCTGTTTCCGCAAGGCCGGGTTCAGGGCCGTCGGATCGACCAAGGGCGGCCTGGTGGCGCTCCAGATGCTGCCGGAGGAGATGCCCGAGCCGTGCGCGCCGCTACCGGTGCACGACCCGGCCCAGCCGCTACTGCCGGGACTGGAGGTCGTGGCGTGAACGACGAGGAGATGACCCCGGAGCTGCGCGCCTACGTCGATGAGTTCCGGACCTTCAAGCCGGTGCTCGCCCACCTCCGGGAGTTGGAAGTCCGCGTGCTCCTGGCCGGTGCCGCGCTGGACGCCCACGGCGAGACCGGGACGGCCGAGAGCCTGGCGGAGGTCCGCGAGCTCGCGGTGTTCGTCGAGGCGCGCGTGGAGGCTGCGGCGTTCGAGGCTGCCCGGCGGGCGATGCGGGACG